GCCACGGCTGGCAGCGCGTGGCCCCGCTGGGTGCAGAGCACCTACGCCGGGAGCCTGTGCGACCCGGCGCGGGACGAATTCGACGTCTACGCCGTGCTGCCAGCCGACTACCTGGAGACCACGACAGACGAAGGCGACACCTTCCGGGACGCGATAGAGCCCGCGCTCTGGGCAGTCGGGCAAATCAGCTACGCCGAACCCGTAGCCATCCAATTCAACGACCAGCAAACCATGCCGGGGCTTCGCTTCCGGGTGACCCTCTAGGAGACCGCGATGTCTGTAGGAGTAGGCGAAACCTTCAATCTGGGACCCGGGACGCTGACCATCGGCGCTATCGGGACTCCTATCGACGTCTCCTGTCTGGTCAATAACGCGACGCTGACCAGCGACAAAGACGAAGGCGACAGCACCACGAAGCTGTGCGGGGACGTGAAGCCCGGCGCGGTCACGTACACCTACAGCCTGAGCGGAAACACGGATACCGACATCGCTGACCCGGCCGGGCTCTTCGCACTGTCGCAGGCTGAGCCCGGCAGTCAGCAGGACTTCAGCTTCACCCCGTCGACCGAAGCGGGGACCGTGGCCACGGGGACGCTGGTCATTGACCCGCTGGACTTCGGTGGCGACACCACGGGCGAGACGATGACGTCGGACTTTGAATTCACGCTGGTCGGGGCGCCCGTCTACGACTTCGGGGGCGGGGTCGCTGCCGACGAAGCGCTCAGCGCTGCACACGGTCAGCAGATGGCCGGAGCCGACGCGTGAAGCGATGGCGAAACAGGCAGTCCAGGTCATCGGCGCTGAACGGCTGGCAGCGTCGCTCAGCTACGCGGCGCACCAGTACGACAACCTGGAGCAAGCCAGCAGCCAGACGGGCAGGCTCATCAGCAGCCGGGCGCGCGGGCAGGCGCCGAAGCGGACTGGCCGACTGGCCCGGTCACTCACAGCGAAGGCTGACGGGTCAGACGTGGAAGTCACGTCGGGGCTCATCTATGCGCCGGTCATCCACAACGGCTGGGCCGGTCATCACATCAGCCCGCACCCGTTCCTGCTGCCCGTGGCTCACTCCAGCGAGCCCGTCTGGAGGAGCTTCTACGCAGCAGAGCTGAAGACCGTTCTAAGCCACGTGAAAGGGGCTTGACCATGGGAGACGTGAAGCTGACCAGCCCGCATGTGCGGGTGGTACGTGAAGGGCAGGACCCGCTAGAGATTCAGACCGCGAACCCTGACCTAGTGCTCTGGGATATGACGCGGGTGAAGCACAGGTGGCCGAAGTTTGATGAAGCCCCGTTCCTGTGGCTGACCTTCGTGTCATGGGCTGCCGCGCGCCGTACCGGCGCCATCAGTCCTGATGTCACGTGGGAGCGCTGGAGCGCCGATGTCCTAGACGTCGGGGACATCAGCACCGACGAAGCGGGCGAGCTGGGAAGCCCTACCCTGCCGGGTCCAGAGCCCGGCTGATTGTGGAGCTGGCCATCGTGACCCATACCGGCCCCGACGCGTGGCGCTATCAGGAAGACGCCACGCTAGCGACGGCTGTCGACGTGCTGGACAAGCGCAACGAAGCAGAGCGCCGGGCAGCAAAGGGGAAGCGCCGTGGCTGACGCAACCCTGATTGTCAAGATCCTGACCGACGCCAGCCAGAGCGCCGCAGCGACGCAGGCAGCGTCCGGGAAGTTCGGGAAGTTCGGTAGCACGATGAAGAAAATGGCAGTGCCCGCTGCCGCCATCGTCGCCGGGCTGGGCGCCATCGGTGTCTCAGCCGTGAAGAGCGCCAGCCGGACTGAGCAAGCGATGGGCGGGGTCGAAGCTGTCTTCGGGAAGAATGCCAACACGGTTAAGCGCTGGGCGGGGCAGGCAGCCAACACCATCGGGCTAGCTAAATCGGAGTATGGGGAGCTAGCAACCACCATCGGGAGCCAGCTCAAAAACGCCGGTATCCCGATGGATCAGCTAGCCGGGCAGACAAAGGGGCTTATCAGTCAGGGAGCCGACCTAGCTGCGATGTACGGGGGCACGACGAAGGATGCTGTAGACGCGCTTTCGTCAGCCATGAAGGGTGAATTTGACCCGATGGAAAAGTACGGCGCCAGCCTGAGCGCCGCGAAAATCTCAGCTCAGATGGCAGCCGATGGGACAGACAAGCTGACCGGGAAGCAAGCTGCACAGGCGAAGATGCTGGCCACGCTGAAGCTGATGCACGACCAGACCAAAGACGCCGAAGGCGCAGCAGCCCGGGAGCACGACACGACAGCAGCCCGGACACAGCAGCTCAGCGCCAACATTGAGAACCTGAAGTCATCGCTAGGGACGAAGCTGCTGCCGGTCATAGAGAAGACCATGGGCGCGCTGCTGAAGATGGCCAATTGGATGCAGAAGAATCAGACGGCCGTGGCTGTCGTGGCCACGATCATGGGAGTCCTAGCGGCTGCCGTGCTGGCCGTGAACGTGGCCCTGTGGCTGATGGCTGCCGCTGAAATGGCTGCCTTCTGGCCGATAGTGCTCATCGTGGGAGCCGTGGCTCTGCTGGCCGCTGGCTTCGTATTGCTGTACCGGAAATCCAGCGTCTTCCGTTCCGTCGTGAAGACGGTCTTTGCATCCGTGGCCAGCATGGCGAAGACGGCTGCCCGGGTGCTGGCTGCTGTCTTCCGGGTGGCATGGTCAGCTATCTCAGCCGTCGCCCGGACCACGGGCGCCGTCGTGCGGGCTGTCTTCTCCGGGCTGAAGACGGCTGCGGGCTGGGTGTCGTCGGCTGTCCGTTCCATCAGCTCATGGCTGGGCAGGCTGCGGGTCCCCGGGTCCGTCCGGGTGGCCCTGAACGCCATCAAGACGGCTGCTTCGTGGGCATGGCAGAAGGTGCAGGACCTAGGGAGCTGGCTGGGCAGGCTGCGGGTCCCTGGCGCTGTGTCGTCGGTGCTGAACGCCGTGAAGAATGCCGCAGACGCTGCTATCGACGTCGTGAAGAGGCTGGCCGGGTACCTGTCGGGGCTGCACGTCCCAAAGCTGAGCTTCCCGAAGCCCCCCGCGTGGATGCACCTAAGCGCGCCTGTCCCGTCCGCCAGCAGCCTTCCCATGGTGGCAGGAGCGGGCGGGGCAGGTGCTCCAGCCGTACCGATGGGGCGAGCTGGCGGGGGCGGGGTCGGCTACGGCGCCGGGCTGACCATCGTGATACAGGGGGCAGTCGACCCCGAATCCACGGCGCGGCAGGTGAAGCGCCTGCTAGGCGCCCATGAGCGCCGGGTCGGTAGCGCGCGCGGGCTGCGGGTGTCCTGATGCCTGCCGGGCTGCACAGTGTCTACGTCTACCCCGACCGTTCGGCCGGGGACTGGTCTGACCCCGTGTGCTCTAACCCGTACTTCACGGCCGGGCTTCAGGGCTGGGTGGTCGGCCCCTTCGGGACGCCGCTGGTCTGGACATCGGACGGGCGCTGCATCGGTGTGCCCGCGCGTGACCCTGCCTACCCCTGCCTCACTCCACAGGCTGCGCAGACGTACCGGCTACGGCTCACCGTGACCATCAAGACGTCATGCACGCTCTTCGCTCACGTTGTCTTCGGGCTGACCCCTGCTGACGCATGGGCGGGACCCTTCTGGGCGCCGGACGGGTCAAAGAGTATGTGGACGGCATGGCACCTGACCCCGGGCACCCATCAGGTTTCAGGGACCATCGGGGCGCCTAGTTGGCAGGGCGATTACCCCTACATCGGCCCGAATCTGGTAATGATGCGCGATGACGAAGCGCCGCTGGACCCTGACGATTTGGTCGTGGACACGCTGGTCCTGGACTACCTGACCAGCGGGGGCGAAGACGTCTCCTGCCTAGTCGACTCAATCGACATCAACCACGGGCGCGACGACAGCACCAGTCAGCCCGAACCCGCGTCAGCCACGTTGGACATCAGCATCACCCCGGAAGACCCGCTGCCCGACGTCGTGGAAGTCGGCGCCGTGGTTGTCATCACGACGACAGCCCTGACTGACTCTGGCCCGGCGACGTCGCAGCGCTTCCTAGGCCGGGTCACAGATATGTCACTAGGCTGGGAAGACGCCGGGGAGCTGACCCCGGACGCCGGGACCGGGCAGCTTGTCTGCGTGTCCACGATGGCTGACCTAGGCCGCCGGGTGGTCGGGGATGCGCCGTGGCCACAGGAGCTGGACGGGTCCCGGGTGTCTCGCATCATGGCTGCCGCGTCGGCGCCCCTAGACCCCGAATGGTCAGACCCCGGGAAGGTGCAGATACTGGCGCGCGACGTCGACAGCCAGCCAGCGCTAGACGTCGCCCGGGAAGTCGCTACCGAC